GCGCAGAGAGAATATAGTCCCTCAGCTTGTTCAACAAATCTTTATAGTCGGTGGCTGTGCCAGTTGTGTATGCCATATTTATATGCTCAAAATTGATTTAATGCGTGAGGCATTTGACTCGATAGCCGTAATAGTTTGCTCCTCCCCCGCCCCAGAGGCCATTACCGCTAGCATATCATTAGGATCAATAATAACGTTAACAATTGGAGCAGGAACAACTATAGCTTCCGAGCTACCCGAACTGCTACCCGGCGCTGGGTTAAATAACTTAGCGGTATCTTTTCTACTGGTTACATTTACGGGCCCCTGTACTAACTCGGGTCCTAGCTCACCCACGATACCAAAATTGCCACGGGGGATATAACCGCCGTTATCAAATGCACCGCTAAAGTTCTGGGAAGTAATCCCGGAAATCGCTGCCGTACCTTCTAGAGTTGCCAACGCTATTGCCGGTATCATTGCAGGCCAACCTAGCTTTACACCTTCACTAATACCAGTATACATATTCATAGTGGCTGTAGCAATTCCGAAAGCTTGAGATGCTGCAAATAGCTTCTTATAAGCACTTGACTGTTCACCGCCAAAGGTTTTAGCTAACCCAGCCAGCCCGGAAAACATTGCCTGACCCTGCTGAAGTAGCATTGTGTTCCTAGCCAGCTCAAGTTGCGCCAATCTGGAGTTACGTTCTTCAGCTAGCTCCAGCTCCAGTTCGGTACGCTGCTCTTCAGTTAAGCCTACGTTCTCAAGTATCAGCTCACGCCTTGCATTATAGAATTCCTCAAGCGCTTCCATCTCCTCTTCATAGGTATCAGGTTGACCCAAAGAGCCAAGCGCATCTGTAGCGAACTCCTCATCCAGCCTAGCTTTCAGGTTTGCTTGCTGCTCAGAACCTTCAGCAGTGTTGTCAAGAATAATTGCTAGGCGGCGGGTATAGCTTTCCTGTATAACCTCCTCCTCAGTGCGCAGCGATTCAACTAACCCGTCAAAGCTTTTTTCGCGTGCAGCTTGTGCTCTAAGTGCAGCCTTATCCGGCGCGTCGTCACCCTCACCTTTCTCCGTAGCAAGGCTGAACCGTTCTAATCTGTCCCCGGTTTGCGTTGACTTATTTTCTTTCGCTTTGGCGTGTGCTTTTCCTAATTCTTCAGCCGCTTTTATTTGCGCATCAAAAGAGCTCAATGCTGCCTGCCGCTCATCAAATATATCCTGCAAACTCCCTTTGCGTAACCTTGCATTCGCTGTGATTCGTTGTTCAACTCTCGCGTCAACGTTGGTAGCAAGCTGGTCGGAAGCTCTATCCACAGCCTCTAGCGCGCCACCTAAATCAAAATCACCTTCGTCAAACGGGTTAAGAGCGGCAGCAATGCCTTCAGCAAAAACACCAGCCTTATCAACTATCCGGTTGAACTCAATAGCTAGGAGCTCACCATAGGCTTCCCCGTGGATTGAACCGTACTGCGTGAAGGCAGCAAACTCGACCGCCATTGCCTGCACCATTGCACGCACGTTCTCGGGCAAGTCTTGCAGCGCATTAGTAATAAAGTCTATCGTTTCTGTAGTTGCTGCACCTATACCGCCAGCAGCGTCACCGCCAAATGCGTCCTCCCACAGGTCTACAATAGCATTAATCGCACGCTCAGCATCCTCACCGAACCCGGTGAACTTACCCGCTATCGCGTCTAAATACCCTTCAAGCTCCCCGGATGATAAAAGGTCGTTAAGGTCACCGATAATATCAATAGCAACCCTAACACCGTCCTCAATAACGTCACCGACACCTTGATTGCTAAGGTTTAACCACAGTTTATTCCATTCGTCACCCAAGTTAGAAATCGCACCGTCCAAGGTGTCCATTCTATTTGCCATTGCTCCGGCAAAGTTATTTTCACCCAGGGCCAGCAGGTAGCCTTCAATTTCCTCAGCGTTCTTCTTGACGGTTGTGGTTACACCACGGAACGTGAAGGATACATTGTCACCTTCACTTTTCGACTTGATACCGAATTCTTTTAAACGCTCGAATTCCCCGGTAGCTGCGTCAGCGACTGCTTCAATTAGCTGGTTGAGGTCTTTACCCATAGCGGACGCAGTGTCGCCATAGGAGGTGAGTGCGCGTTCAGAGGGTGTTAAGCCCAGGTTGACAAGTTTGGTGAAGCCTTCGGTAACTTGCTGGAGGTCGTAAGGGGTATTGGCTGCGAAGTCTTGTATAGCTTCAAATGCCACTGCGGCGTTTTCGCTATTGCCTGTCGCTGTAATGAGCTGTGCGTTAAGAACGTCAAATTGACGAGTAACACTAACGAGCTTCGTTAGTCCCGCTACAGCGCCCGCAGCAAGCGCCACAGGGCCTGCCAAGCGCTTGAAGCTACTGGTAAGACCGTCCGTAGCTCGCTCGGTTTTTCCACCTTGTCGCTCAAGCCTTTTGAGTCGCTTGTTAGCAACGCCTACTTCGAGGGATTGAACACGGATCTGAAGCTTCGCTAAATCTTCCATTCTAACCCCCTGCAAATTCTATTCAGTGTTCTTATTAAATCCACTTCCCAAACTAAAATATCCGGGTACACTAAATCCGACCAGCTTTTGAGCTCGGTGTAGGACAGCTCGTTGCCTGTTTGCAGCTCTAAAAAGTAACTCCAAATATATCCAAGCTCATAGGGAAAATCCGGTTGCTTTAATAGCGCGGGGGGTTTTACCCCCGTCTGCTTCCAGACTTGTATTAAATGGTCTTTCAGCCTAACCTTTGAGCCTGGTGGATATACGTTTAACCTTTGTTCTGCGTAGACCCATTCGCAGAGCTGTTGGACTTTTTTGCAAAGAAGGCCGCTCGCTTCGCAGCAAAGCGGTTCACCGCGTCTGCAATTTGCGGGGCCTCTCTAAGGAAGTTAATTTTATTTTCAGCAGTACATTCCTGAGGGAATGTCCAGCTTATAACAAGCGCCGCAATACACGTCAATTCTACTTCAGCAATCGCGCTCACACGTTCATCTTCATCGTCAATTTGTGCAAGCTCAATCGCTTTGCGCTTTGCCTTAGTTTCCGCAGACCTAAACGCATCTGAGTCCACACCACCCACTAGAAACGAATGTTCGCTCTTAGTTCCGTCCGGGTGGTATAGGGGCAGCGTGACCCCTTCGTTGGCTGTTTCGCGCGTGTAAAATTCTTTCATGTCCATCCTATTAAGCTGGTGTTCGTTCAATAATAACGTTGCTGCCTGCTGTCGTATCAAGTAAAGCCTGAAACGGCATAGCCAACGTGATAGGGCCTTCGCCCGTTACATCAGGCTGACCGCCTGTGTACTTGAAACGGGGGACGCGATAGCGCTGCAAATTACCATCCGCATCAGGAAGCGCAAATACTAAGCTCGACTCTTCCTCGTTTATGAATTTTTCAACTAAGGTTGAATCTTCAAAATACGCGGTGACCTGCCCTGTCAAGTTTGAGCGCTTAACAGTAGGGTCAATTGAATTCTTATTACCAACAACGAAACGAGGTTCAATGCCGTTATCAAGGTTCAAGGTCATTTCAGTTACTACCGCAACCGTCACACCGCCCTCTTCAAGCGCCCCTGTAAAGGAATCCAGAGGGGTTGTGGTGGAAGCTGCTGGATACGTTGGCGTACCTAAAGCGGCCAAGTCCTCAGCTAGCTCCAAGCTCTGTCCAAAGACGGTAAAGGCACCCGTGACCATAGCATTGGCCGCAATGGTTAGCTGAAGGCTGCTGATTTCGTTACCGCGATAGATATAATAGGGCTTGTCCGCTGGTGCAATATCCGCAAAGTGGCGGATGAAGCTGAACGAGCTTCGTGTCACTGCGGCAGCAATGGATTCGGATGCGAGCACTAGCTCATCACCGCCACCCGCCTCGATACCATGCGTTCCACCAGCACTAGGAGTAGAGGTAATAGTGAGGGCGTCAACCGCTGTTACAATAGAACCGCCGTTATAGCCTAGGACTGTAAATCCACTGGCAGTAATAAACTGTCCAACCAGAAAACCGTCGGTTAGGAAGCTGCCTGCGCCGCGCGCATAGCCTGTAGCGGTTGCGTCAATAGTAGTGGTGCCCGTTGTAGCGGGGGATGCCCAATCAGCTGACAGGAGCACTGCCTGCAGGAACTGGTCGAAGGAGCCGTAGCTCAATTCGAAGTTAATGTCCCCGCCAATTTGGTTTGAACCCAAGCGGAAATCAGCAATCTGGCGGTCTGAGCGTATTTCCTCAGACTGCAAACTGTCTTTTGAAAGACCTAATGTGGTTCCGGTAATACGGATCAAATCAAGTGCGGGGTTAGCGGGGGTAAGGCCGTACGTTGCTTCTTTAACACCGTAGAGCGTGTGGCGGCTACCATCAGACATATTATTCTCCTATTAAGTGCGAGTCGTTCTTGCGTAATAATTAACGGTTAAACTAAGACGATAGTAGCCACCTACATATCGAGCTGGGCCAACAGTGCTTGATAGGACTTTGACCGTTTGTGCATTATACAACAATGATTTTCCTGCTGTAAAGAACGCAGCAAATTCATCTACTTTTTCTAAAACTATTCCACTCCCCTTGTTCTCTGGGTAGTTAACATCAATCTGTAAAAATCCAGGGTGGTTGTCTTCGCCCTCATCCCCTAGCGTCGCCGGACTGCTTACCCCGCGCACGTTGCCCAACTGTAACCACAACCCGTCGGGTTTGTTTTCCAGCACGTCATTCGGGTAGCCCTTGGGGGTTGTGTTATCTACAGCCAATACCGCGGCGATAAGTGCTTTTTCAATGGCTGTGTAATTAGCGGGCATTTCGGGCCTTCCTGATATTTGCTTTCACGATAGCATCCCAGCGCGCAACGTTTACGCGCACCATACCCTCCGGGGCTTTTCCAGAGTGTCCGTCAAACTCGATGGGTACAGCATAGGGTAGGTTATTAGTGAGAAAGAAGTCTCGCGTCTCACCCCCTGTACTTAGCACGCTTTCAATTTTTGCAACTGTCACTCCGCCTGCCGCATCGCTAGCCTCACTCACTTGGGAACTAGGCTTTCCAATGTCCGCAAACCAGTTCCCTCGTAATACACCTTTATCAACAGGGGTCTCAAGTACAATGGAGGAGAACAAATCGAGCGCGGATTCACGCTTAACAAAGCGGTGGGCTTTGTTAACCTTCTTTTGGAACTTCTTAAGATCCGAAGTAAAGCTCATCGCGTCACGTCCAGCATGTAAACAACCGTGATTTCAGCGGGTTTAATGGGAACCACTTTTGACAAGGGGAACCACTGACCGTCAACTAAAACCTCCTCACCTGCATCGGGTACAGCACCGGCGCTGAGGATTAAAGCTTTCTTATTCACCCAGCCTGCACTTCCCTCACCTACCGGGAATAGAATAGCCCCTAGCGGGTTAATGTCTTTCTGGTCTGCAACCAACCCCACAACGGTTCGCGGGGCGGCGGGCAGGGTTTCCAGTGTGTCCGGGTTGTACGTCCCATGACCCCGCACACTATACTCAGTCCCCAGCTCTTCCAGAACGGTATTCACTTCCGCTTGTATTTCTAGGTAGAATGAGTCGGAAGCTGCCATATTAGTTTCTCATTACTCCGCCGCGGGGCTGTGTGTACTGCTTCGCAAGCCTATCAGCATGAGGGAATTCCAACCATGCTGGCGCCACGTAATTCGCGTTATATCGCTTTTCTGTGGTAATGGGCCCAACTACAGTTTTCTTTCCCACTAAAGAGGACGCTTCGTTATTCTTTGGGGTGACGTATAACACGCCCTCCAGATATTTCAATGCGTAAATGTTTACCGCTTCTTTCCACGGGGATGGGACGCCGCCTACCTGATTGCCGTAACGGTCACTCAGGTAGGCTCTGGGAAACTCTAGGCCTTGCGTACCAACGAGGGGTCGTGACTTTGCCCGTATGCCCCATCTCAAGTCTGCATAGCTGCTCCCCTCCACTAGCGCGGCAGAAACGAGTTCTGCGTCATAGTTGTCGGTGTCCCGTCCGCGGTCTAAGTGATAGGTCGCAAACTCGTCAGCGCTAATATAAGAGTTCGCATTTTCTAAACCCGTATCGTCCTCAACTACAATAACAATAGTCATAGTCTACGCCTTGGCTATTCTTTGCGTTACTGTGAATTTCCCAGCAAGTGATTCACGGCCCTTACCCGATGCGTCAATTACCCGAATGTCGTGATAGTATTTACCCTTGGCCATGTTAAACAACGTCATATCAATTGCAATTTGCCCATTGGCGGGCGTGCCGAATACCACACCATCCGCCTCAAACGCATTCACCTGACCTTCGCCGTCCTTTGTCAGGTTCACAGTTAAGTTAGCAGTCCACCCGGTAACGTCAATGGGCTCACCACTTTTCTTTAACTTTAAAATAATATCGTCCGTGTCCAACGTACTACGTTCGATGTCACATTCAATAATTTTACCGTATGTGGCCATTATGTAATCTCGATTTCCAATTCGTTTTCGATAGTAATTTCAAACTCGTTGCTTATAGTAACATTAATTGGGGCAATCATTTCTAAATTAATTTCCACAATATCTAACTCCAACTCGGATGCAATAAAAGAGCCTGCCCCGGTACTTACGCTCGACAAATGCTCTGCCAAATTGCCAGTACCGGGCAAGGATGTAATTTCTAACACCCGCTCTCCAAGGGTTGTCAAAAGTCAATACCGTGAATTGTTGTGTTAGCAATATCCGCCTTTTCACTGGGTTCAATAATCACACCCGTGGAAGTAACTGCCAAGTGGATTGCTCGTAGTAACCCATCCTGCTCAGGGGTCATCCCGCAGCCACTTTGATACTCAGTCATCACTATGCTTTCAGAGATGCTCTGGTTAAGGGAGTTGACCACAGACATAACGTGCTGTTGTGTAAGCGCGGCATCATCCGAATTATTTTGGGAGATGGTATCACGTGCGCTAAGTATCCCATCAGCGGTGACAGAAACTGAATCCGATATGTTTACTGAGCTGCTATCCAGTAATGCCAATAAGCTTTTTGAAACAAGGCTTATAGCATCGGAGTTCTGTGTGGTTATCGAATCAACCAGCGCTAACAAGTGCGCTTGATATAACAGCACCTGGGCTGAGGTAGAGGGGGAACTTGTGTCTGAGAACGCTAGTATGGCATTCTCAATCAAGGTTAAAGTGTCGCTTGTATTAGCGCTGGAGGTGTCGCTCTGTACCAGCGTCCCAGCAACGGTAATATCTATCAACGCGCTGACAGATAAGGAAGCCGTATCCGTTGACGTTATCGCATGATTTTGATTCGTGCTTATTTGATCGGATGTATTGCTAGATAGGCTATCTACAAGTGCCAAAAGGGAGTGTTGAATTAACGTTACACCCACAGACGCTCTTGTGCTGCTTGTCTTGGTCAACGCTAAACTATGTTTCTGGAGTAAGGTTAACGAGGCGCTTTCGTTAGCGCTCAAAGTATCCAGTTGCGTTAAGCTGTGGTTCTGGGACAGTGCAACTTGATCCGATGCGTTTGCAGATAACGTATCAACTTGAGATAGTGCTGCTGCACCGGATAAGGCGATATTATCACTTGCATTCGCACTGGAAGTGTCTGCTTGCGCCAGAATGTGGTTTTGTGATAAAGCAGCGTGGTTGGATGTGTTGGCTGACGTTGTACCACTGAATGTGAGTGCCAGGTTGGCAACAAAATCAACAGTAAACGTAGGCGATGACACTACATCGATAGTACTGTTGACCATTGCCGCTGCCGGTATGCCCGGTGTGACAGTTTCTTGCGCTGTAATGTCAAACGCAGCGGCTGCGCCCCATGTGATTGTGACAACAGTATCGCTAGTGCGAGCAACATCAGTTACCGATGCTTTATCGCGTACTTCGTTATTCCAGCCAAAAGTCTCTGTCTGCGCCGAAGTCTGCTTATCGATTATAGCTTGTCGCACAGCAGCAAATGTACCGTCATCTGCTACCCATGTGTCGTTTGTGAGTTCAAGAATAGTTGTGCCGCCCGTTGCGGCCATAGTGGCTTCGGTAATATTTTCTGTGGTCGTGCCGGATGTTG